GTAAACCAAGCTCCAGCCTTGTTGATGATACCAAAATCAGATGCTAGTTGGGCTATCTCTGTATACTTATCAATCCCCTGACCATAACGAATGTAACTTGTCATGCTCGCACCAGGAGCGCCCAATGCAGAGCATACTACTTGCCATTCTACTTCTTGTCCAACAGGTGTTGTATCGCTTCCTATGGTCCAAGGACTAAACTTCTTTGCTCTAAGTTTAATGTCGGTTTGATAAGCAATTGCTTGACCAGATTTTTCCTTAAATTCTGCTCCATAGCCAGTTGGATTGCCCATTAAATGAGTAATACCAATAACAATATTTTTATTAACAGGAATAACATTTGCTACCTTTCTACAAAATTTAGCCAAAAGTTTTGCTCCATCTGCACGCTGCATTTTACTCATATCACTTGTAATTTCTGCTTCTGTACATAGAGCAGAATAACTGTCGATAATTACGACTGAACCAGGAACTTCATTGATAATCTTTTCAGCAATTTGTAGATACTCTTCTGCATGTAGGATCTTTCCTTGCTGAGATCCTATAACATGGAATTTCTCGGGTTTTAGATGTGGTATTCCTTCTAGGTCTCTTTTCTTTAATCTACCTTCAATATTTAGGTAGTACACTTCTCTTCCATCTTTAAAAGAATCCTGTCCATATTTTGGGTCTTGTGCTGTGGCAGCAAGGTAAAGCGAAGTGGTTGTTTTGCCGCATTTGGGTTGTCCTGTTAGAACAACAAAACTTCCTTCTGGAACTCCCCCATTTAATAAAATATCTAATACAGGACTTACTGGGATCACCATATTGTTGGTGTCAATAATGGAGTTCCCGCTTAAAATTATATTGTCTCCAAAAGTTTTAGTGATATCTTTTTCTATACTACTCATCGTCTAAGTCCTTAAGTTTTGAAATTATGTTTTTATTTGTGGTCTTTTTGGCAAATTTAATATCTGTTTTACGTTTGTATGACTTGGTCAATTCTTGATTTTCTGAGTCAATGATTTTCTCATGTCTCTCTATGATAGGAATCAGAAAAGGAGCACGAAGAGAATAAATCTTGTTGGCTTCTTTATCTTTCAGTGCTCTGATAATAGCATTAACTGGGTACTTCTTAATTAATTGATTCGCCGTTCCTATTTGATTCCTAAAGAATGTAGACCATTTCTTGCTTACCCAAAACCTGAAATGTAAATCTTCCTTATTATTCTTTGCTTTTTTTTCACATATTATTTCTGTGATATATTGAGCAGGAGAGACTTCCTTACCATTGGAGTACTTAGAGATATATTTGTTATTCATCTTTCAATAATGCGAATACAATCTTTCCATCTGGGATTTAGATTAGACGTTTGATTTTTCTTAGCTTCGTCATTATATTGCGAAGCTGCTTCTGTCATTATACTAACGTTATTTGCACCCTTAGCACTAGTTTTCCTAATCATAAGGTCATGAGATTTTGATTTTCTCTTTGCTTTATTTGTAGTCGCTGGATCATTAATCAAATTTTCTACATCTTTTTCATCTATTTGTAGTTCTTTAGAGATGTTTTTAATCGACATTTTCATTACATTATGCAAATACATTACAGCATATTCTGTTTGCTTCTTCGTTGATTCAACTTTTTTAGATGTCGTCTTTTTCTTTGCCATTATGCCATCTCCCTTTGTGCGTTATTTAACCATGCAATATTTCTGCTTTTCAAGAAATTTAAATATAAATCAAATACTCTCATATTGACTTCCTTAAAGTCCCATTCTTTTCTTCCTATTTTAGATAGAAATTTATTTTCTTTTCCTTCACTATGTAGTCCTATTGGATTAAAAATTTTCCCATACGCCCCAATCTTGATAAAATATCTAGTCCTGTTGTTAACAGTGATAGAGCGAGCAAGGGCTTTGTTCTCTTCTGTTCTAGGTTTATCTTCTTCGTCTATATAGTCATGATTCCCAAGTATCGTATAGTATTTTGTGTCTATACTAGACTTTTCTTTCGTCGGATTTAGGATTTTGCGAATATCTCTTTCCATATTTTTCTCCTGTTAGTTTGGCCATATTGTTTTTGGTGGCTTTTTAATTCGTGACATACCTTTTGGTAATGCTTTATCTGAAACTTGTTCCTTATAGGAGTTGTGCTTATGATAAAGATGACGCTTTTGATCTTCGCTCATTCTGTCTCTATTTCTGTTGGCTAAGTCTCCAACAGTCTTAAGCTCTGAATCTGATTTTTTTACATTGCCGTTGATCGTTAAACAATCTTCAACGTATCTCCTACATGTTTTTTTAGATCCGCAATCACATTTAGGGTGCTCTTTATATTCTGAGATACTACAAACGAGGCTAAATATAGACTCACAATTATTACATTCATAAGTATATTCTGGCATATCAATATTCCGGTAGGTAGATTTTCCATTCCTCTGGGATTTCATTTATAGTAGACAGATGTTCGTATATCGGCAAGTATCTCAATCTTCTTTCTGGTCTTACGGGATTTTTACTGAGAGGCATATTTGCTTGCTTAGGCGTTCTATTTCCTTTTTTATTATTACAAGATACACAAGCCGTAACTATATTTGTCCAGCATGTTGATGTTGTATTATATGGCCATACTGATTTTGGTATCACATGATCATACGTTAAGTCTTTATATTCGAATTTTTTATTGCAATATTGACATGTATAATCGTCTCTAATAAAAATATTTTTCCTAGAAAATACCACCCTATCATTGTGAACATGAAAATATCTTTTAGTTTTTGTAATGGCTGGAATAGGAAATTTTTTATTTGCAACACCTAAAATATGATCATTCTTATAAAAATCTAAAATATCAATACCATAATTGCTATTATTTTCATATTTAAAATACCAAACAATCGCTCTTTTCCAGCTAATTAACGTAATAGGTGTGTAGTCTACATTTAGCAGAAGGCATCTCTTATGTTTTATTTTCATATTGTTCGATCTTATCTAGTATTCTACCGATTATGGGATTTCTAATTATATCGCAAGATTCTAAAAATGCAATACCTACCCCATCTACATCGTTTAAAATATCAATTAGATCTAAGAAACCACCACGAAGATGTCTCGGCAGATCGGATTGTCCAACATCTCCTGTTAAAATCATTTTACTTTCATTGCCAATTCTAGTTATAAGCATCTTTAATTGTTCATAACCAGCATTTTGGCATTCATCAGCAACTATAAAAGCATCATGAAAATTACGACCTCTCATTAATGCTAATGGTACTATTTCGATTTTGTTTTCATTTTTTAAACGAACATAATCTGACATACTAATAAAATAACTAATTTCGTCTAAAATAGGTAATAAATAAGGATGCAGTTTTTCTTCTGCTGTTCCAGGTAGGAAACCTAATCTTTCTCCGGCTTCTACTACCGGCCTTGTAATGATAATTTTATTTACTTTGTCGTCTAGCAACCATTCTAATGCCATGCCTATAGCTATATGGGTTTTACCAGAACCAGCTAGTCCCTGACAAAATACTACATCATTTTCTATCATTGATCTAATAAAAGATTTTTGATTATCAGTTCTAGGTTTCAATCTATTTTTAAAATGAATATCATGAACTTCTGGAATAATATCTTTAGTAATATCAATAAACTTTGGCTTTTGAACCTTCGATGGTCTTTTTTTTCTCAAGATAGTACCTCGTTTCATAGTAGTTAAATTAGGCAAGCACCACCAGCACAACTAATTTCTTCTATTCCCGTGGTATTATCCTCTGACTCAGATAGTTGTGTATAATCGACTTTTTTGAAACCGTCTTTAAGATCGCAATAAATCTTCCAATTATAAACATCTTTCATACAGTATGTTAATCTTTTAACATCTCCTTCAAAATATTTTCCAGCAAAGTTTTTCATTTTGGTAACAAATCTAAGCTTGTTTTCATCGTCTCCATCTTTAAATTGATTTAATGTAACATAATCACAAGCAGCCCATAGATTTTTATTAAAGTTTTGTAGAGCTAGTTCTATGAGTCCTGAACACCATAGAGAAGCATCGCCGTATTCTTTCACAATCTCTCGGCAAGTATAAACAGTAGTAAAAGGAGCCTGCGGATAGTCCTTATCTCCACTCTGAGGTATAAGGCTGATACCGGCATAATATTGACGGTTCTTATAAATAAACTTTGTTACATCCTGCCATTCGTCTGGCTTGACTGTTACAGTATTGCTGACATTATGACTTAGGAATTGTTGTGTACAAAGTTCTTTATTCTTTCCAGAATTAACCCATTGGATTTGTGTATTCTTAACAACTGCCAACATATCAACCGCAGGAAGTTGATTTTTAAGTTTAGATCCATCTGGTACTTCAATGGGAAACTTAATTACTTCATCAGTATCATTTGCAGACCATGAACTTCTTTCACATGCTTGTGGGTTATAACTTCTGAAATATTCATATGGTGCTTCAAGAACATTCGCTTGTACATGACGAATGTATCTTTTTGCATGGTGTGGATGAATGCCGGAACTCGTACCAAGCATAGAGCTTGATGTTCCTTCTGGCTTTAAGCAAGTGACTCTTGCAGCCTGATTAATCTTTATCTTTTGTGCTAATTCTTGATTTGTTTTTACGGCAATTTTAGCACCATTTTTTAGCGTCTTTTCTGAAAGCACAAGATCAGGCTTTTCCATAATTCCTGTAAGACTAACACCCAATAGGGCTTCTCTTTGAAAGATTTTTTCACTTGTTTCTCCTAAATATTCCAAGGAAGTAAAACCAGCTTGTAATGTTCCGATAATAGCAGCGGCACGGCATCTTTCATAAAAATCTTCTTCGTCTGCTAAAGAAGAACAATTAATAGTTGACAGATTACATCCCTGCCATCCAGATTTTCCAGATTCTTCATCAACAGGCCACATACCGATTTCTACGCATGGATTAAAAATCATGTCCTTTGACTCACTCCAGATAAATCCTGGCTCTCCAAACTCTTTAACGCTTTCCATAAGAGCGGCAAACTGCTCATAAGTAGTCTCATTTTTGAGAAGAAGTGCCGAGTTGTTACTGCGTGCTCTTTGTGGATTGTCTACAAACCAATTTCCGGTTTTGGCTTTTGCCATCTCTTCATCGTCTGGACTAAATAATGCTAGTGAAGCGGAGCGACGAACACCACCTGACAATACAGCATCACTACTATGCATAACAATATCATAAGCATCAATGGGTCGTAATTTTTCTTGTCCATTGGCAACGCACCTATCTAGTAAAGCTCTAATTTTTTCGAGACCATTTGCCAGAGGTTCGTAACCTGGCGCTTTTCCAACGCCAGAACTCAGAGGAGAACCTTTCTCTCTAATTTCTGAATAATCAAATACTACATGTTGATTGGTAAATCTAGCAAAAGATGCGTCAGAAGGTCGATCAAAATAAGAAGACAAAAGAATACCCAGAGCATCTGCCCAACCTTCAATACTGTCTTCAATAACATGTCGCACACCAGTACCTTTCTTTACATCGTGTTGCAATTTTGGCAATTTTGCGACATGATGTTTTTGAACGCTAAACCCAGTACCACTTCCACAAAGTAAAAGCCAAAAACATTCTTGAAAAAATCTTAGACGATCGCAGTATGAGCTTGTGCAGTTATAGATTTTTGCATGTCTTTTGAGAATAGGATCCCCACCAAATTGCAGTGCTCTTTGAGAGCCAAGAACTTTTTTCTTGTACATCAGATCGTATGCCCACTCAATATCTTCATTAATACCAAAGTCTGCATACTTTATTAGCATCATACCCTTAACTCTTTCCACTGCTTCTTTCCATGTTTCTCTTCTTTGTTTGCTTTCAATCCAACGGGCATATTTGCTAACAAATGTATAATTCTGTAGTTCTTGCAGTGCGGACATATTTTCTCCTATTTTTGCTTTTGATTCATATTAACCAGAGATAGTAGACCTAAAAGAATTGTAATATCGTATGGGTTTATAAGCATAGTTTGGTCTACAATAGAAAGATATAAGACATACATCAACGATATATAAAATAACACTCTAACCATAAATACACCGATACCCAGTTTTATCAATTCTTGTCTGATGCGATACCATATTATACCTAGACGCAGGCAGTTGTCAAGAAATGGTTTTTATGATTTGTGTTTGAAAAAAGTTTCACTATCGATATTTTTATCGTCTATGAATAAATCATAAACAGGTTTTCCGAATTTTAGTTCATGATATTTTACATTCCATTTTTTGAACTGTTGTTCTGTTAATTCTCTCCAATTTTTACCTGTTTTTGTTCCTCTTGCTGTCCAATAAATTATAGTATGTCCTTCCTCATATAGAGTATTGATTTTTGTAATTCTATCATAATACGGTTGAGATTTGTGATATTCTGCTGTTGTTGGTGTGTCAAAAATAGTATTATCAATATCTACATAAATTATCATTTTGTGCCTTTCAATAATTCTGCGTAATGAATATCTTCTATAGTATTTATGTCTACAGATCTTTCAGCTGGAATCACGACACCTTTTGTTATTCCCTTAAAAAAATTTTTCTTCTCTAATAAGTAAGACCATTTAGCCATATAAAATCCACCAGATGGTTTATAATATTTTTTAATGAACTTGCTGTTTGTCATTCCGCATTGAATATTATCAAATATAGGTAAAACATTGTTATCAGACATTATACATGCTAACTGAATAGTTTCTGGAATTATAGTCATGCTTACTACACTATCACAATTTGATTCTGTTAATACCTGATATCCAGAAATAATATCTTCTGGTGCGATAAACGGACATGTAGGCAAAAAATAAGCAAAAGCATCGTATGTATTTTTTGTGTCTTGCATTAATTGTATCATAGCATCTAGTACAGTAGCTTCTGTAGAAACATGATCTCTTCTATTGTGTCTTTTAACAGCTAAGTCTTCTACCGCTGTAAAAATTTTATCACTATTTGTGGATATTAAAATATCATCAAAACAATTAGATTGTACAACAGCTTCTGTAACCCATCTTATCAAAGGCTTTCCGCACAATGGGTATATGTTTTTGTTTTTTAATCTTGTTGATCCAGAACGAGCTGGTATTACTGCTAAGGTTTTCATTGTCATTTCCTTTTCATGACTATTTTCATGTCTATATGATCTACTGAACAATTATTATGCTTAACATTTTGTATTTTTTCTTTTTCTATGAAAGTATAATTATTCATTTTTGTAGCAAAGTATTCTAGACTAATTAAATTTCCTCGAAGAAAGTTATTACCTACACTGTATTGATTTGGTTTTCTTTCCCAGTTATTGTGCTTATTAAACATATTTCGTATCACTATTTCTTTGGGTTGTAATGTACTATTCCAATACTCCAATATGTCTGTTACATATTTAATAGAAGGCATATGATATATAACAGAGTAGGCTATTAATAGGTCTGGATTTGTATTAATTTTGACAGAGTCAATATCTACAAACTTATGCCCTATGACAATAGGGATACTATTTAATGTGTTTCTTACAAGTTCGAAATGATCATCGCATATATCTATGAATTCTATAGTATTAACGGTTTGAAATTTTTGTGATATGTATCTAGATAAATAGCCTCCTCCTGGTCCCCAGTCGATAATTCTCGTAGGTGGAGAAATATGCTGGATCGAAGATTCTAAGTGTTTTATATTATTTTGTACGTTATGAGATTGTTCGTTTAGATGACGCCAACCTTTACCAACTTTATTCCATACTTCGCTAAGATTAATTGACATTGATATCTCCTATTAATCTATTTTTCTTGATGAGTTCTTCGAGTTTATCTATGGGAATCAAGCATTGTCCATCCGATACCGATGTTAATGGTCTAGGATGTGTTTCAGCAAACACTCCGTCATAGTTAAAAATATCGGCACTCATTAAATATCTACCAGCCAATATTGGGTCTCCTTGTGTTCCATAAAATTTCTTCGATCTTTGAGTTGAATGCGTACAATCAATAATAACTTTGTCATAATACCTTTTTAGTTCGTCTACAATTCCAAAATTTACAAATAAATCATAATAGCCAAAATTAGAACCTCGATCACAAATCCATGCTTCACAATTATTATTGGTTTCTTTAATTTTGTCTACAGACATACGAAGATTATCTGGTCCAATCCATTGTCCCTTTTTTATATTAACGACATCAAAATATTTAGCTGATTCTACTATTAAATCTGTTTGTTTAGATAAGAAAGCCGGTATTTGTATTACATCTATTAATCCAACAAGCTTGTCGATCTGCCAACATTCGTGAACATCTGTTGTGAGTTTTACATTTGGGAATTTTTCTTTTGATATTTTCCAAATTTCTATAGCATCATCAAGGCCAGGCCCTCTTTCTCCATGTAGGGAAGTTCTGTTTGCTTTATCAAAACTAGCTTTCATATACCATGTGTCAGAAGGAAGCATCATTCTGCTAATAGTAGAAAGACATTCAAAAAATAATTTCTCTGATTCAATTGAGCATGGTCCGAGTATCCATGTTTTAGTCATCGTTAATCTCCGTTAAGATGTTTTCTATATCATTCAAAAAGTTTTTATCTCTGACCGGATATGGCTGTCTATCAAAAAAACAACACAAACCTAGTATAGATAGTCCGGCTCTTAAAGAGCGATGCCATCCATATTTACCAAAAACATTGAATAATTTGGTTTCCTTACTGAGACAATGATCTATATTTTTACCATTATTGTAGTCAATTTCTATTTTTGGAAAAAAATTACCTACACCAGCTAAGTAAGAATTTCCGCCAGCACTTCTTAAAAATTGATGCCTCCTCATACTTCCACCAGCAACAATAACATCAAGATTTTTTGGGCATTGAGACAAAACATTATATGAAGCTGTTAATTCACTATGTTCTTCTTTTATACCAATAATAATATTTGACTCATAAAGTTCTGTCAATATGTCATGTGTATAATTCCATGTTCCTCCAAATCCAGATCTGGTAAACATACCATGAAGGTATAATGGATTTTCTGTGTATTGTCTTATACTAACAAAATAGTCTATTATAGTTTCTGCTGAGTAATACCTATCAGGATATAAAGCCATATAATAAGAATTACTACTAATTGGATTGTCTCTAATAAATTTTATAGTTTCAACTGTACTTAAAGGAGGCAAACCTATTATAGATTTTCTTGGGTATTTGTCAGAAATACTGTTAAAATCGCTAATTTCTTTTAAGTTTAATAGATTAAACTGAGATGTTCCAGCAGTTGTCATGATGGTACTTACTTCATTATCATAAAGATAGTCGAGATATTTCTCTGTTTCATTTAGTGATAATTTTTGATTTTTATCGTATGAAGGTGGTATTGGTATTACATTCATAATATGTTTACTCTTTTCATTCTAGTAATTACTTGTTTTTCTTTGCTGTAGTTATGTCCTAATTTTTTATTATTCACATTTTCATAGTAATGAGAGCATCCTTTTGTTTTATTGCTTTCATAGAATGAAAAACCATAAACATTAATTTGTGCTTTAGGATACAAAAATGCGGCTAATGCTATTGCATGTCCACCAGCAGAAAATGTAGAATTTATATTGATTTTCGAAAAAGCATTTGTATTGAATGTGTAAATAGAATTATTTAAATTATAGTTTTGTTGAATAGTTTTTTCTATATTGTTTTTTCTAGCAAACTTATCGCATTTTGTATCTTTTAAGATTAATATCTCTGAAGATGAAATAATTTCAACAATAGAATATTTTTGTAAACATTCAAATTTTTTAAGTTCGGCTACGCCCTTTTTATTTTGCAATAATTTTAGAACATGACAGTTTATTAAGCGAATATCTGTTCTAGATCCTACAAAATTCTCAAAACCATCAACAATACCCATATTGCATCTAATTATTTTATCGTTATTATCAATTTTTTCCCCATTTATTTGATCTAGTAATGAAGGACTATTACCTATAATTGCGCAATTTTTTATGTTGTTATTAATTTTCATTGCTAACAAATTCCATAACTATATTAATCAATAATTTTTCTATATGCTGCTCATTGGTAAAGTTTTCTAATATAAAATTACGTCCATTTTTGGCAATTTCATTACATTGATCATCATTATTTTTACACCATTCTATTTTTTCGTCGAAATCAGAAAAATCTTCTTTTATTTCTACATAATGTATATTAGGTTCTAACCAAGGTTCGCACAACCAAGAATGAAACCTTGGTCTACACATAATGGGAATTGAATTTGAAATTAATATCCAATTCAATGCAGAAGATTTGTCATTACCGTTTATGACTGGCAAGTATTTATATTCTAGCATTTTAACAATATTGATTTGAGGTTTTTTATATGAAATTAGATCTACGCAATCTTGTACAATTAAGCTAAATCCTACATCATATTTATCAAAATATTTTTTAACAAATGTTTCTCTATTATTGATAGCGTTTTTTATACCCGTAGTAGCCCCTCTCCAAATAACATTGTTTTTTTTGTCTTTCCACAATCTATCCTTTATTGCTATATTGCATGGAAGCCAATGTCTTGCGCTATTTAAATTAGATATAACTCCTTTAGATTTTTTATTATGGCAATCTCTGGTTTTTACTAGCACAGGATATTCGCCTTCGTATGGTTTGTCTCCGCACTGCAACCACAAGGAATGATCTGTGTATTTTTCATATCTTTTAATATCGTTAATATATGAAGACTTTAATCCAAGGTAGTTTTGATCTGTTTTGAAAGGTCTGTCGTGTATCACTGGTTCTATTTTTTGTGGTTCTTTTTTAGAATAGTCAAATGAACCTAAATAATAGTTTATTCTATCTTTTATTGGAATCATATTAGTATACTAGGTAATAATGTGTGGCTTGTAGATAAAGTGGTTCAAGTACGCTTTCGATATAATTACGTTGCTCTTCGTTTGTTCTATGATAAATAAAGTCTATTTTCATTCTATGATTATTTTGTTTTTTGTTAAAATCATGACTCATAGGAACTTTAGTATTTCCCAAGTAATTAAACTTTTTTTCTTGTTTCAAATTGAGTATCTTGCAGATTAGACTGATATATTCTCTGGGGTAGTTAGCAATATAATCATATGAATGGGTTATTATTCTATGATCCTTATCCTCATTCTTAATGTGAATTAGTTTCTTTAAAAAAAGCTCATATTCATATATCATTTGCCAATAACTTGCTCCTCCAGATAATCCGCTATTATGATAACTAGTTATCCAATGATGAGGGGCTTTGATGGTATAAAGAAAATATTCGTTTAGAGCAGATCCCATGTATTGTAAAAAATCATTTAAATTACTGATTTTAATGTTATGTTTCCTTGTTCCATGAAGTCCTTTTTGCTCTATTTTTCCCCTTTTTAATTTTTCTTGTAGTGCATGGAATAAAAATAGTCTTTTATGTTTACCTGTACATGTTATTGTACATTTTTCTATTTTATCATTAGATAGATTATAAAGACTATTATTGTTTAATAATGTTTGTAAATAATTTGTTCCACTTCTTTGTAGGCCGCAAACCCTAATAATCATTTTTTATGATTTAGTCAATTTATTATATAGTACCAATGAAACACACGAACCTAAAACACCCATAAATAATCCTGCAGGAGAAACAGCATCATACTGTCCTAATAAGTACATTATAGCACCACCCATATAAGATCCACAAACTCCCAATACTATTGTTTTTACAAATCCGAAATTTTCTTCGCCAGGTATTATACTTTTAGCTATACTACCGACAAATATACCATATACACACCATACTAAGATATTAAACATTTTCATACTCCAGAAGTGCTGATGTTTGTTCGTCCGTGACTATTTTTCCTAATTTTTTCATAGCTCTAATTAAAGGGTCCATATAGACCCTGGTTTGGCTTTTATTTAAATGTTTCTTAACTATGCGTTGTACCCTTAACTTATTAATGAAGCCTCTAGAACCATCTAAGAAAGACTGTCTTCTAATTTCTGTAGTAAGAAAGTTAGCCTTCTCTCCTGTAGAAAATGAAGAGGTATTCTTTTTATTACATTCTTGAATTACCCTGATAACATTTACAATAATCCCAATGACTATGATAATTGTTAAAGGATCAATTCCATAACGTGATGTTTCTTTAACTTCTTTGAGAACTTCTTCTAAAACATTTTCAGCAATATTATTTACTATTTCTTTAGACATTATAATTCCTCAATTAATAATAAAGACTTTTGATTGTTCTGGTTCTACTTCTACTAATGGAGGTTCGTCGATATTTTCTGGTTCCTCTTTGGTTACTGGTTCACAATATCCACATTCAACTTTTTCTATTCCGTCTCCACTTATATACCAACCTTTGCCTTCACATACCGGACATTCATCTCTTGGATATTTGGTGTCTTCAGACACTTCGTGTCTTGCTTTTATGACGCCCCCTATTAAGGATACAGCACTTGTTGATGAGGGCCGAAACTCCCCAAGAACAATCCCTCCCATTACGGCTAAAACGAATAAGCTACTTACTGTTTTCATCTTTATTTTTCCTTTTAAAGATTGGGAATATTCTTCTTCTATCTGGTTTAACGTCAACTTCTATATCTTCAACAGATTTAGGCGATACTATCTTTATTAGCTTTAGTATAAAATCTGCAATAATTGCTAGCATTCTAT